ACATACGCAATCCAGACCAGCTTCGTTATGCACTTGAGCACAACCAACAGGTAATTTGGGTAGGCATGAAGGCCATGAACAGGCTGCGGGCGCTGGTTGGCATGCCGTTAATCGAGCGTAAACACTCTTGGAAAGATGAGGCGAAACGGCTGTATACGCTTCTCGACGCCGCAGGAATAGAGTACGTTAAACAAAAATGACACCAGAACAAGCCATAGCCACAGAGATGCTCCTGCTTCAGGCGGAGGAAGAGATTTCAAAATTGAAAAATGAAATTCAAATTTTGAAAAAGGAGCGGGAAGCTGAAGCTGATATTCAGCTTAAGATTGCGCTCAAGGCGGATCACTACTACATGCAGCTCCAGGCCATCCGCGAGGCTGCCTTTGGTGACATCACCGGGATCACGGCTGAGGACTTGTCTTTCATGGAGGAGCGAGAGTGAGCGACAACCCGAAACGCAAAAAGCGCAACGCCGTGTACCGCTCGCCTGAGAGCAGGGCACGGCAGCTTGCTGGGCTGAGTGGCGTTAAGATCGAGAAGCATGTGCCAGGCGTAGTGATGGAGAAGGTGAACGGATTAGGGGCGCTCGCTGGTATACCGCCTGAGATACAAAAGAAGGTGCTCGACCTGTTTATCACGGGTCAGCACAGCCGGGCGATTGCGATGCAGCTTGGCATCAGTGAGCGGAGTGTGGACGAGATCAAGGTGAGTGCGCTCGATATGGATAGCCAGTTTAGGAACGCGTACTTCAACACGAATCTGAAGGCGAAGCTGCAAAGTGTCATAGACGGGGCTGCGCAGCGGGTGATGGAGCTAATGCCAGAGATGTCCGCGAAGGACGCTGTTTTGGCGCTAGGGATCACGCTCGACAAGTATGCTAATCTGGAGAAGAACAAGACGCCGGATGCGCTGCATCAGCACGTTCACCTGCACACTAACCAGGACATCTCTGCCGCTTTCATGGCGGCCCTTAAGCCGCCGAAAGCACAAGATCATGCTGGAACGATTGAAAACGAGTGATGCAATGGCCGGGTTACCTTGTAAATCAGACATTCAACTTCTAAATTTCAAGGTGGACTTCCAAAATCCAATTTCAAATTCCAAATCCGAAATTGAAAATCAAATTTCAAATTTCAAAATCAAATCTCAAATTCAAAATTCAAATTTGGTTTTACCGAACGGGATTGACCTAGCCAACGAGGTGCTCGACCTGCGCGATCTTACCGAGCGGTATTGGCGCGTGATCACTGCGCAGCACGTCAGGATAGCACGCTTGGAGAGCGAACTAGCATGTGCGAGGACTGCGAAGCTCTAGAAGAAGAAGCGGAGTTTTATGCTGAGGAAGCTGCTAAGTGGAAGCGGATGTATGCGATGGCGCACAAGCGTGAGGTCACATTAGCGAAGCAGCTTGCTACGCTGCTCGCTGCGCTTAAGCGTACGCAGTCAGAGGTGCGTGGGGTTGGAAGGAATTAGGGCAAAGAAAAACCCCTAGGCGGTGAACCTAGGGGCGCTCTGGTTAGGCGTCCATGTTGGCGAGGGAGCGCTCTATCTCATCGGCGAGGAGCTCAGGATCGTACCCACCGTACAGGTCAGACATCGTCGCAGCGGCTCCGTTTGCATCGGCTCGCCAGAGGCGATCTAGTGCCGACTCTAAGCGCTCTGGGAGCGTGTAGGGTAGTATGGCAAACTCGTCGTCGTCAAAACGGAGGCGGGCCTGATAAAGCGCGCTGGATTCTCCGACGAAGATTTCCGGTTCGGTGCCTTTGCTGGTTTGGATGCGATAATACATGGGATTAGTTGTTACGGATTGCGACACGTTGACGATGCTCATAGGCTTCCTGCACCCATATTGCGATGTCTTTGCAGTCTGCGATATACTCCTTCTCGGTCATATCAGAGTTAAGGTAGCGTTTATCAAGCTGGTCTTGCATACGCTCAGCCCAGTACTCAATTTGTGCTTCGGTCATAGTTTGCGTGGTCATGTTTGTGATCATGTTTAGGCGTTTAGTGTTAAGGTTTAAACAGTCCACGGACAGCGTCAATATCTGCAAAGCTGAAAAGCAGAATAACCTGTGAGCCGTTGCAAGCGCGCGCAATCGGATAAAGGTTGGCCTCCGCAAAGTGACGCAGCGCGCCAGCTTCAGCGTCACGCTCCTCATAGTTATAGGATAACCACGCGCGACGCTCATACAGTGGAAGTGTGAGCTTGATGCGCGCGCCTTTGGTGTTGGTTGCGCCGACGTAGTTTACCAAGACTGCGATTGTGTTTTGTGGTGTATTCATTTTGTAGTGTGTTTGTGCGGAGCGTCTTTGCTCCCTACTGCGCACCCCGTGAGATGCGCAGTGCGGGAACCTAGGCGTTTTCCGTTTCCTCTGATGGGCAAGCGTCCAATACAGTGGAGCAATGGGCGCAATAGTTTCCGCCTTCCCAAAGCACGTCCACGGCTGTAACCCCCCATCCGCAGCGCTCCCATCCTTTGATCATGCTCTCATGCGCAACGCTACGCCAGTTTTTACGGCAGCAATCCATGCACAGGGCACTGCCGTCAAATGTAATGGCCGCCAAAGGATGTCCGCCCGGCCATGCAAAGCCTTGTCGTATGGCGGTTTTGAGGAATGAGATGTTGCGGCGTTTGGAGTGTGTTTTTTTCATATGTTGCGTTTTTAGTGTGTTGCGTTTGGGTTGGGTTACTTGCGAGCGTCTTTAATGGCTGATGCGGCGAGTGTTATGCTAAGTAGCAGGCATCCGGCAGCCATAAGCTGCAGTGAAAGACGTACATAAGCTGCGTATTCGAGGGCATTCATTTCGTTGATGTTCATTTGGTTAGGTTAGGGTTAGGGGTTAAGCTTCGATCATTTCGTACACGCCACCATCCTGTAGCGATTTAAGGTACGCGAGATGGTCTGATGCCTCAGCGTAAGGCAAGGCGTTTGATAGGGTTACAGGCTCGCAACCAAAGGGGACGTAGGTAGTATCAAGAATGTAGTAGAGGGGCATATTGAGTTCAGTTAAGGTTGACTGACAAGGGCGAGACTAGCGTTTCGGTATAGCGTAGCAACAAAAAAGAAACGATAAACAAAGAAAAGCGTGCATGCCTGGTGCGTGCATGCTGTCCGGCGGATGTACGAGCGTCGCGACTGTAGCACGGTGCGCGTGCGCAAATGTGCGGAGCGGCTCGCAAATGTGCGGAGTGCGTGCGGGTGCGTGCGTGCGGCGAGAGAGCGGGCGTGCGTGTGTGGGGGAAATAGTTCGTACACGAAGTAAATGCGTTACGGCCTCCACGCCACACGATACGACCGCGCGCGCCAGCGGCCACCCCTCGCGGCACCTGCTGTGCGTCCCATCGGCACGTCAAACGTGACCTCGCCGAGCACCATTTCGGTGGTCTCACCGACTTGGTTTGACCGACCCTTGCAAGCGGCTGCGGCTGAACACGTTGGCCATAAGGCAATACAACACAGGTTATATAGAGTCGGTTTTCTAGAGTAAAAAGGCGTTTTGACGCACGAAATCCGGAGGCAGGGGGGGAGGGGGTCGCGCCTGGCTGACTGGCGACGACAGCGACGCATAGCCCCCCTCAGATTTTTTTTCGCCAACTGGCCCCCTTCGCACTCGGCTCGTGCACCCGTCGCCATGCTACGCTACACCTTGCTTGTGTAATTGGCCGAGCCAGTGTACCGTCGTTCGTATTATGACCAAGTACACACTCAGCGAGAAGACGGTTAAGCAGCACTTAGGCCCGGCGTATCGGCCTATGTCGTACAAGCAGGACGTGGATTACATCGAGCGAAAGGCGTTTCGCGGTGTGCGCCGTATCTATCGCAGTGACCTGTTGGACGGCACGCTGGCCTGTGATGTGGCCGAGCAGGAGCAGCCTGTCACCGTGGAGGACTGGCGCGCTAAGGTGACACCTGTGACAGAGCCGCAGCAGTTGTCCGTAAGTGATGAGGTTACGGAACAGACAATTGTCATGTTATATCCGAACAGTCGTTGGGTTAAGACTGATATGGCTGACAAAGTGTTTGTGGGTGCTAGAGGGTTTAACTTTCGCAAAGGACAGAAGATTCGGGTTAAGAACAAGACCATATGCATAAAGTGACGCTCAAAGACAAGTTGGCAGTATATGACACGCTTGATCGGCTTAAGAGTAAGTTTAAGTCGCTTATATTCGCATTAAGCGCAGGTTATATGCTGCATATCGCGCTTAAGTGTGCGTTAAGCTTGGTAAGCGCCGAGTATACGCCACTTAACACGTTTGAGTTGGCTATACTTTGGATTATCTGTTCTTAAGCTAGAGCTTACTTTTTACTGAGTAGTTAAAGTTAAGCTTTATCTTAAACTCTTGTTTCGTGTTGCCGTTCGCACTAGGCTTCGCCCAGATGCTCACTCTCGCAGCTAACGCTGCTCACCGGAGGAGATAAACAATCCGGCAAGGAGAGTTGCGAGTGAGCATAGTACCCCCAAGACTCAGCATTACTGCCTATCTTGGGGGAGTACTATACAAAAAGGAGATCAACGATCCGTATAAGTGTCGTCGTTTCGTTTCGCAATTACAGTCATGAGTGATGGCTACCCGTTCGGGAAACTCTTGCCCTTCTCGTAGGCGTGACTGTCAGCACTCTGCAACTTTGAGACCGATGCAGATGTTTAATCCAACTCAAGAGGAATAGTTGGAACCATTTAGTCGCTCGTGCGTCCGATGTTTCAGGTGGCGCAGAAGGTACACGGTCGTTTATTTGACGACACAAGGAATTTAGAGCATCTTCAGGGAAAGTCAACTGTATGAATGAAGAAAAACAGGAAATTATCGAGAAAGTTTTAGCCTACAAGCTGGAGGAACATCCAACGCTCCCGGCACCGAACAAGCGGCAGCGGCTGGAGATGATCGAGAACATTGGCCCTGAGAAGGTGTTCGATCTTTTCCTAATGCGGGAGAACAAGATTAAAGCTGAGCAGAACGATCCGATGCGCTATGGCCACGAGCTGCCGCACTGGCCGGATGCTGACAAGCTGCTAGACCGCTATAATGAGCTAGTCGTCCTTGGGGGGAACCGCTGCTTGGCTGGGGAGACGAAGATCACAGACGCCAAGACTGGCAAGAAACTGCGCGTAGATGCCATCAACAAACCGTTTCATGTTTTAGCCATAGAAGAATCAACCGGGCAGGTTGTGACGGCTAAGGCTGAGGTTCCATTTAAGAAAGAAAGTGCGGATCTGTTTGAGGTAAAGACAAACCTTGGAACATCGGTCACTTGTTCAGGGGCGCACCTTGTTTTGTGCAAAGATAAAACGTGGATGCCTATTTCGAAGCTGTCTGCTGGATCTGAGCTTTTTCATTTATGTGAAGACCTTAAGATAGAATCGGTGCAATTTGTACGGAACGACGTTGTGTGGGATTTTACGGTTCCAGTATATCATAACTACATACATGCAGCGATAACCCATCACAACAGCGGAAAAACTGAGTACGCTGCCAAACGGATGGCCCAGGCTTTTGTAGGGACTGACCTTAATGGACAAGCGCCGTCTTGGGTAAAGGAACGCTACAACAAGCGCAACATCCGCATCTGGTGCTTTCACACTAACCACATGACAAGTGTGTCTGCCCAGCAGAACGTCTTCTATAAGTACCTACCGCCTGAGATACGAAATATTAAACGTACTAATCATACGCAGATTAGTTTTAGCCAGAAGAACGGGTTCAGCGACAATACGGCGGTGTACATGGGTAACCAGATCTGGTTCCTTAACTATGCCCAGGACATTAAGGTGGTTGAAGGTGGTGAGGTGGACTACGTCTGGTGCGACGAACTTGTGCCGCAGAACTGGCTCGATACCCTGCGCTACCGTCTGGTGACTAGGTCTGGGAAGCTGATTGTTACTTTTACGCCGGTGCAAGGGTACACCCAGGTCGTCAAGGAGTACATCAACAGCACCAAGGTGACGGCTACCCGCAAATCTCCATTATTACCCAATAACAATGTTCTAACCGTCCCCAAGGGTGAGATGCCATATCAAGCGGAGAACTTGTATGGCAGACATGCCTGCATTTGGTATCATACGGAACTTAACCCGTACAACAACTGGGAGCGCATGAAGCAGGAGCTTTCGGGGCGCTCCAGCCATGACATTAAGATCCGCGCTTATGGTTGGGCTGACCAGACGGCTGGAAGCGAGTTTCCCATGTTTGGCGACCATAACCTGTGGAAGGGAGACGCTGAGGAGGTTATTCCTGATGGGAGCAACTATATGGCTGTGGACCCGGCAGGGGCGCGGAACTGGTTCATGCTTTGGGGTAGAGTAGATAAGTACGGTATACTATGGATTTATCGAGAATGGCCGGATCAAAGCTATGGCGAATGGGCGCTTCCTAGTGACAAGGCGGATGGTCGGGCTGGCCCGGCACAGAAGGCTGGAGCAGGAAGGGGTGTGAACGAGTATACTGACTTGATCTGGAGCCTGGAGACGGCTGGAGACAAGCGTGAGATGATCGTGGACCGTTGGATTGACCCAAGGACGGCTGGAACGGAGACGATCACCAAGGACGGCGGTATTACAGTGTTGGACTTGCTTTATCAGACTGATAATCCGCTTATGTTTACTCCTGCGGCTGCCATGCCAATTGAGGAGCGTGTGATGATTATCAATGATCTTTTGTCATGGAATGTAGAAAATCCAATGGTAAAAGGTGTAAATCATCCAAAACTAATGGTTCACGAGTCTTGCCAGAACTTAATATACAGCTTAAAGGAATGGACTGGACAAGATGGACAAAAAGGTGCTAGTAAAGATCCAATTGACGCCTTAGGGTATATGGTGGTAATGCAGCCACAATATTTTGGAGGCGAACAATGGGAAAAGCAGATGAAGCAAATGGCTAAATGCGGTTCCTATTGAACTTTTATTATTTATGTATTCAGCTTCTTCAGATCCTTTAGCGATAGCAACAGCCGTCCCTGACGTAGGGGATTTGTTAAGTGAGTACAACCGTGCAATGATTAATTCGACGCAGGGTAACCTGACGACGAAGTTTGATGATGTGCGTTTTGCTCGCTGGGCCGGGCAAAGTGATGACGGGAAAAAGCATAGTAATTTGCGTAACGAAGGTGACCCGGCATGGCCGTTTGAGGGTGCCAGCGACGTTCGCAATCGTTTAATCGACTCCACCTGCAACGAGCTTTCGTCGCTTTTGGTAACTGCCTTTGAGCGTGCAACTATCCGCACGAGTGGCATCGACATGAACGACATGACGATCAGCGGAATTGCTACTACGCTACTGCACTGGATTCGCGACAGCAAGATGCCGCTTGAGTTGCGTAGGGAGGCCGAGCTTGGGGCGCAGTACGCTTTCCAGTACGGATGGACAGCTTTCTTTATTGGCTGGAGACAGAACATCAGCAAGCGTGAACAGCCGGTGACGATGAATGAGATTGTTGCTTTGGCGCAACAGTCACAGAGCCCGACGCTGATGCAGTTGCCGGACTTGATCATGCAACAGTCTGACGAGGCTGCTGCTATTCTTGAAGCTACAGTGCCAGGGCTTACGGCCACCGACGCAAAGCGGATGGTTAAAGAGTTGGCTGAAACAGGAGTAACCTCCAGAGATGAAGAGTATGTTAGCAAAAACCTACCTGAGATTATTGCTCTTAAGCCTTGGGATGAAGTTCTTGTTCCGCCTGAGACGGCAGACCTACAACGATCCCGTGTAATCTTTCGCCGGACATGGATGTCTGAAGTAGAGATCCGCGAGAAAATTACCACAGAAGGCTGGAACAAAGACTGGGTGGAGCTGGCTGTGCAGATGGCTGGCAAGAGCAGCACGATGTACAACACGAACATCCTGCCCAGCACCGAGCTTCTTGTATACAACGGGCTCAACTACCAGAACATGATTGAGGTGGTGTACTGCTACACCAAGAGTTTGGATGGCAAGGCTCCGTGTATCTACTACACGGTTATCTGTCCGCAGGCGGCAGTTGATCATCGTAAAGAACAAATCTCGTATGCTATCCATGAAAGACTCGATTACGCGCACGGAGAGTATCCGTTTGTGGAGTTCCGTCGTGAGTGCATTCGCCGCGCTATTACTGATACTCGCGGTGTCCCTGAGCTTGCTCACACGGATCAGGACGAAATCAAGGCGCAGCACGATTCCATCCGGGATCATACTGCCTTCTCGACTCTTCCTCCCATTAAAGTTGTCAAACGAATTGGTGCCATCAATCGAGTTGGGCCGGGAGTGCAGTTACCTGTCGTAAATCCAACGGACTACATGTTTATGGATCCGCCTGCTCGCGAACCGAGTGTGGCGTTTAACTTGATTAATCGCGTTGAAGCTAGTCACGCAGCTTACTTTGGAACGGTTAATCCTGGCGTTGATGCACGCAAGACACAGCTTACTCAGCAGATGCTGGTAAACACTTGGCTGCTTACTTGGCGGACAATCTTCCGGCAGATGTTTAGTCTGTGCTGTCAGTACATGTCACCTGCCGAGATACAGCGCATCACTGGTGGTCAACTGCCGCAAAATTTGTCTGAAATTCACAACGAGTTTGATTTGACGGTCAAATTTGACGTGATGGATCTCGATAAGGAGTACATTGCGCAGAAGATTGACTTCCTTACCAAGGTTGCACAACTCGACACTGGCGGAGTCTTGAACAGGAACAAGCTCACCGAGATGATGATTCAAGCTATTGCTCCAGAGGTGGCAAAAGACTTGATCCTCAATCCGCAGGATGCCAGCAGGCAGATGTTCAAGGATGTGCAATCAGACATTGGCATGATGCTGCTCGGCAACGAAGCGTTGTACCAAGAGAACGACCCGGCTGCACAGACCAAGCTGCAATACGCACAACAGGTTTTGCAGGCCAACCCGAAAGCGCAGGCTGCACTTCAGCAGGATGAGAACTTCCGGGCGCTCTTTGAGAACTACGTTAAGAGCCTTCAGATGTCTGTTATGCAACAGCAAAACGCGCAGATTGGCCGGATTGGAGTAACTCCAGTGGCGCAGCAGGCGCAGCAGGCACAACAGTAATATGACGGAAGATCAAAAGAACGCCTTTGGATTTTCAGGGAAAAACCTTGTTTGGTCAGAAATATGCAAGGTTCTTGAGCAGCTACAAGAGCAACACTGGATGATTGCCATAAGTAAAGACTGCAAAGGAGAAGATAGAATACATGCGGCAGGGCAGGCTGATGGGATTAATCTTGTTTTGTCTACGTTGATTCAATTAAGACAAAATGCTAGACAGCTAAACGGGTTAAATCCAAAAGAAGAGTTGACGTAATGGCTCCTTCTAAATTCTCTGATTTTTTAGCCTACTCAATATATTACAAAGACAAATGCTACAGCAATAATGAGATAAGGCAGTACTGGGATGGTTGCACAAAAATTTACCTTAACAGTAATCATCCAGTTTTTCAGTTTGCCTTGTTTTCTAAAGATTTTGATCAGCACCTTGACATTCTTTACTCAAGACATTGGCAAGACGGATCAAGGAAAGTGCTAGATGCTGGCTGTGGAATTGGCGCGGTCACAAACTTTTTTGCCAAAAAGCATCCAGAAACATCATTTACTGGAATCACAATTTGTCCTGAACAAGCAAAAATTGCTCAAGCCAATGCATTGGAAAACTGTACGTTTGTAAATGCATCTTACGACGAAATGCCGTTTGATAGTGAATCGTT